GCTCTCAAAAGCAATACAGAGGGAGTTAATAATGTTGCTATGGGAATTAGTGCATTACATAGCAACACGACTGGTTATAATAATAGTAGTTTAGGGCAGGGTTCTTTATATAACTGTACTACTGGACACTCAAACTCTGCTCTAGGACTAAATGCTGGATTTACTATAACTACTGGAAGTAGAAACACTCTACTTGGAACACAGTCCGATGTTGATGCACAATCTAGAAATAATTGCGTTGTGATTGGTGCGAACACAATCTCTCCCGCAGTTAATGGCTCCCTTTCGATAGGAGCTAATATTGGATCGGGGAATGAAATGACAAATCTAGTGACTAGCTCTGGTGGTTCTATCGCCAATCAAGACCTTATTATTTATCTCAACGGCACAAGGTATCGAATTGCCCTAAAAACATAATGCCACTCTTCCTGCTCACTATCTTACTAGGCTCATGCTCGCCAAAGCCAACTGAAAGCGACTCACAGCTTCCTAGGTATTCTGATATGTCAGCGGCTCACGATGCAATGAACGCAAAATGAGCACCGACGATCAAGCAATCCAAGCCCTCCAATACCTCCTCGATGAAGGCTTTATCTCTCTTGGGTATATCGACGGAAAGCCTTCTGTATATCTAACGACCAGCGTATCGGAGGCTCAGAAGGCAATTAAATCCATGGCAAAAGATACAGCAGACTGGTGGAAAAAATGAATTGGCTAGTTAAGGCTGTCATCTGGTTCTTCCTACCACACCACGACAGGAATATCTTTCTTGAGGCTTGCAAGCTGGCATCCATGCAAATCGAGCAGCAGGATGAAACAGAGTACTACGGTGGAACCAAGCATGCCATTGCCTATGAACGCATTCGGACGATCTTAGTGAAAAGCGGTTACGCCAAGTCAGACATAACTGGGGCAGTCATTCATATGGCTATTGCGCTCAGATATCTGCAAAGCATCCGATAGTAGTTGACTCGCCCCCGACCAGTCTTACATTACCTACATGAACTGGATTACCGAAAACTTCGCAAATATCATGGCTGTGGTTGGGGCTGTAATCGTGCTGGCTCGCATTATTGTTAAGCTGACACCAACCCCTGCGGATGATGGCGTTCTAGACAAGATCGTTGCCGTCCTTAAAACACTCGGCCTTCATATCAACGACAAGTGATTCGTCTTATTGGAGCCGTCATTGACCTCGTCTTGAGGCTAATGCCGACACCAAGGGAGCAAGTAGATTCGGCATCCAAGAAAAAGAGGGATGAGAATCAGGATAGAATCAATCGTACTTTCACTGGCACTAGCGGTATCCCTTGGTGGGTGCGCTAGTACAGGTGCGAGATATCTCCCTCCAGACACAATAACTTTCCTTACAACCGACTATCGGTTTAAGGCTGTGATGAATGGTGGAGAGGATGTGAAAGGATGGGCAAGAGATGCACTCTCAACAATCAATGAGCTTCAATACCAGCTCGAACTCGAGCGAAACAAATGATCACCCGTGCGAAGATAGAGTCCATATATCAGGATATCCTCAAGGGATTAGAGCCTACCTTCGCAGCTCGGGTGGCTGCATGGAGGGATGCGGTTATTGCGGGCGGTGTGATTCCGTATGTTTACTGCGGTCACAGGACACCACAGGAGCAGCAGGATCTATACGAGCAGGGTAGGACAAAGGCTGGGCGCATCGTCACAAATGCGATGGGCTTGCCTGTACCCCAGAGCTTTCATTGTTACGGAAGGGCGATTGACTGGGTGCCCGTATTAAAAGTTAAAGAGGACGGATACGAGGCAGACTGGGGAAACATCCATAAGTACGGCATGGGGATTGAGAACGGGAAACTCTATAACCTGCAGGCACTTACATGGGAACGTCCTCATCTGCAGGACGGGTACTTCAAGGACTGGAGAGATCTGGCAAGGCTAGAGCGTAACGAGCCAAAGCAGGAGCCAGTCGTACAGAAGACCCAAAAGAAAACTAAGATAAAAGCAGGGCTGATACCCCGCCAAAAATAATAACTGTTTAGCAGTTGACAGTAGCCAGTTGAGCTGTAGCACTTTCCACAAGTGGCGACACTATACAAATTCATCAGGGCTTTTTCCGCAGCTTGGCGTGTCTTTTCTTTTTCTAATTCATCGCAAGCGAAGTGGATCGATGAAGATCGTACCGCACTTGTTCAATTTCTAAACTCTCGGTCTGGTGCAAGACTGAAAATACTTTTGCTTGGATACTGCGCTCTTCGGGATGCCCGAGCCTGCATGGCTGGTGGCAATCCGTTTGAGGCTGGTAAGTCGATTGGCTGTCGAGAGATGGTCAGTTACCTAGACTATCTAGGTGCCAGTGATCTAAGTAAAGATTCCGAGCCTGCCAGCGAAGGGGACATGGCAGATCTCGGTCATTTAGTCCCCTAAACTTCGGGAAAGAAAGGACTCCGTTATGTCCAATGAAGCAGTATTAACCGAACCAGCAACGACACCTCAATCGGGTGAAACGAGCGGGGCAGGTAAGAGTATTGATGCTGAGTTACAGGAACTCGGAAAACTAGCAGCACAGGTCGATGGCTTTTCCGAACCCAAGGTCGAAGCACAAGCTCCCCGTAAAACAGACGGACTCCCGTCTGCGGGTCAGAAGGAAACGGCTGAAAAAGCCACTCGTCGCACAGCATCCGCAACAGATTCTGCAAGCGAAGATCCAATCACCAAGGAAATCAAAAGCCTTGATGTTGGTGAAGAACGCCAGAAAAGCCGAGATCGTCTCGGCAATCTCTGGGAGCAGTTCAATCAAAAGCAGAAGGAGTTTGCGGAGCAACGGGCAAAACTGGAACAGGAGGTTGAGCAACTTAGAGCTGCTCCTCCTCGTAATTCCCGTGAAGCCTACACACCAGAAGAACTCCGTCAGTACGCTAAGGACTGGGAGGACGAAGGTCGTGATGATCTAGCTGCCGAAGCTCGCAAAAAAGCAAATACTATCGAGGAGGATGACCTTCGCAGGTCTCGTATCCAAGCCGATCAGCAAGCTAAATTCGAGAGTCGTGTACGCCAGAACTGGGACAGTCTTGTAAAAGAGAACCCAGACCTAACGGATAAGTCTTCTGATCTATATCAGACCACTATGTCCTATATGGGACATCAAGATCCAATGGTGAAGGACTTCTTGAACCGTCATCCAGACGGTCTTGTCCTTGCCAATGCGCTGGCAAAGCTGCAACTCGCTGGGGAGTCTGCTGCGGATGTTGTGAAAGAGAACGAGCGGTTAAAGGCCGAAAATCAAAAACTGAAAGGAAGAATGTCACTTGGATCTTCCAATCCTTCTGCGCCTATGGGCGACAAGAAGATTACTGATATGAGTACAGCGGAAGCTGAGTCTTATGTCAGGAACTTGGCGATGCAAGCTGACGGCTTCTAATCAGTTCTATTGAGGTAAAACAATATGGCTATGATGACTCAAGGTAACCCAGCTTCGTTGGGCGATCAGTTTCAGGCTTTGTTCTCCAAAAAACTTCTGGACGGCGTTGCTGAAACGCTCGTTCTGAACAATTACGGAACGAAGTATGACCTGCCCTCCAACACTGGGAACAACAGCATCACCATGTTCCAGTGGAATACCACAGCCGATGGCACTAATGTGAGCAATCTGACCGAAGGAACCCCGATTTCATCTTATCGTGAAGTTGGACTCCGTAAGATCAATGTTCCCCTTACGCAAGTCGGTGAAGCACTCAAGGTCACAGATATCCTTAACTACAGCCAGCTGTTCTCAGCCCTGCAGGAAGGTATCCGTGCCTTGACGCTTGATGCGTCTCTCCACTTGGACACCGTTGTTCGTAATGCCCTTCAGGGTGTGACCGCAGCTGCTGGTATCGCAAATACTATCGCAGCAGCCCGCACTCAGGACATCTACGGCAATACCGTCAGCAAGATCTATGCTGGTGCAGCGACTGATTTCGCTACACTTGCAACCGCTGGTGCAGGCTCTACCCCTGTTTACCTGACCCCTTCCGACCTTTTGGATGCAGCTACGCTCATCCGCTTGGATAAGAATGTCAGCTTAAACGAAGAGTTTAACGCTATCGTTGATCCGACTGTCGCTGGTGATCTGCTCAAGGATTCTACCGTTGTTAACATCGCACAATACAATACCAAAACTGGTGTCTCTGACATTGTCAAAGGCCAGCTCGGTCAAATCTATGGTGTGAATGTACAACAGCACACGAATGCTTGGAAAGAATCCACTGAAGGAACTTATTCTTCATCTGGACACACGGTCTCGACATATGTTCTTACGAATGGTGCCTTTGGTACGGTCAACTACGGTGGCCAGTCCCCTTACGCTCCTTCCGTTGTTATCGTGGATAAACCCGATAAATCTGATATTCTCAACCAGAATATCTATGCTGGATGGAAAGCGCATTGGGCTGTTCAAATCTTGAACGCCAAGAAGGCTCGTGTTCTTAAGAGCAGAACTCGCACGATCAGCTCGTAACTCTTTAACTAGAGTCGTGACTTGGGGTACGTCCCCGCAAGTCTAGAGAACCCCCCAGCAATGGGGGGTTTTCTATTTACAGGATTAGCTATAACTGCTAAACAGATGGCATGCCAGCATACGAGTATCGTGAGGCTGACGGGTCTAAGACCATCAGAGTTCTTCCAGTGGAAGACAGGGACAAGTTCCCCAACAGGGTTACCGTACCTTCCAGCATTGCTTTTATCGGGACTGCCTATGATCCCACAATTACCGCAAACAAGATCAGGGCAGGGTACAAGGCTATCGAATCCAAGGGTGGATTCATCAAGACCCCAAGGCGTGTGTTTGAAAAGGCTTGGGGTAGCCACGACACCAAGACGGTTATGCGTAAGGGGACGGCAGTAAATGTCGTATAAAAGCCCAGCTTGGCAGCGCAAGGAGGGGAAAGATCCATCTGGTGGACTTAACGAGGCTGGCAGGCGTAGCTACAATCGGTCTACGGGAGGCAATCTAAAGGCACCAGCACCCAATCCAAAGACCGACAGCGATAGAGAAAGAAGGAAGGCTTTTTGCGCCAGAATGCTTGGCATGAAGAAAAAGCTGACATCTAGCTCGACAGCCAAAGATCCAGATTCACGAATCAATAAATCGCTGAGGGCTTGGAACTGCTAGGTGAAAGAGGGCAAGAAGTTCGGCGAGCTGGCCGAACAGATGTTCTGCTTGGAGGTTCTTAAGAGGGGCGGGGTTCCCTGTAAGCCTATTGGAGACTCCCAGCCATACGATTGGCTGGTTGTTTCAAGGGGTAGAATCTACAAGGTTCAGGTCAAAAGTAGCTGGATGACAGTGTTAAACAGGGTTGGATCTAGGTCTACAAGCAGGTGCAGGGTAAACGTAAGCCATAGGACATCTAAGAAGGCTGTATATAAAAAAAATGACATTGATCATATGGCTA